CAGATGGTTATGCAAAATCCAGAGGGCATGGCGGAGTTACCTCCTAGTCTGGTAAGAGATATACAAGCGAGTATGGAAGCCGGCCGACCAATGGAAGTCGTCCAGAAAGGTTTCGAGACCGTTAAGAAGACGGTCACCAATCAGCCTACGGTTGATGTGTGTGACTATAATGCTTTAATACTGGATCCAACGTGCAAGGGAGTTATAAAGAAGGCCAACTTCGTTATATATCGTTTCGAAACGAACTTGAGCGATCTGAAGAAAGAAGGGGACAAGTATCAAAACCAGGATAATATCCAGACTGAGAAGAATGCTGTACAGAATGAAGATAATGTCGGCGATGAAGATACAGGTAACTTCAATTTCAAGGATGAGCCTCGCAAGAAGTTCTACGCATATGAGTATTGGGGTTTCTGGGACAAGGATGACACCGGGGAAACGAAGCCCATTGTCGCTACATGGGTTGGTGATACCCTTATCCGGATGGATGAATCTCCGTTTCCGGATGAGGGCTTACCCTTCATCTCAGTACAGTACTTGCCCAAACGCAAAAATGTTTACGGTGAGCCGGATGGTGAGTTGTTAGAAGACAACCAGAAAGTAGCCGGAGCAGTCACTCGGGGAATGATGGATATCCTCGGAAGGTCGGCCGCAGGCCAGACCGGAATTCGCAAGGATGCGCTTGATGTTACCAACCAGCGAAAGTTTGACGCTGGTAGGGATTACTCCTTTAATGCCCACATCGATCCAAATGCGGCATTCCATTCGCATGTGTATCCAGAGATGCCTAACAGTGCGCAGTTTATGCTCCAGCTTCAGAACATCGATGCTGAAAGCCTGACGGGTGTCCGTGCATTCGCCAATACTGGCGTATCAGGTGAAGGCCTGGGCAAATCAGCTACTGCGGCTCGTAGCGCCATCGATGCAGCTGCCAAGCGTGAGCTGGGCATACTACGTCGCCTGGCTGGGGGAATGATCGAGATTGGACGTAAGATCATGTCCATGAATTCAGTGTTCCTCTCAGAGGAAGAGCACATTCGCATTACCAACGAAGAGTTCGTTACTGTGAACCGCGATGACTTAGCCGGCCGGGTGGATATCAAACTCCATATCTCTACGGCAGAGACGGATAATGCCAAGGCAGAAGAGCTGGCATTCATGTTACAGACCATTGGGCCGAACTCGGATCCAGGTGAAGTGCGCATGATACGTGCTGAAATCGCCAGGTTACGTAAAATGCCAGTGTTGGCAAAACAAATTGCAGAATATCAACCTACGCCTGATCCATTGGCTGTAAGATTGCAAGAGCTTGAAATAGAAGAGAAAGAAGCGTTAATTCGGAAGATTGATTCCGAAATAGTGGAAAATACAGCTGAAGCGGGACTTGACGATGCTAAAGCACGTCAGGCAAACTCCGATGCTGATAACAAAGATTTAGAATTTGTAGAAAGAGATTCAGGGGTCACACAGGAACGTGACCTTGAAAAGCAAGGCGAACAAGCAGACAGTCTGTTACAGCGGGATGTTGTAAATGCAGTTCTGAAAAGCGGCAATGAAGGCAATACCGCCTCACCCACTTAATCTATGAACGGAGTACAGTATGGATCAGCAAGAACAGTTGGCAGCTATTGAGTTGTCTATAGACCAAGCGAAACTAATGATTGGTAAGAGTGATGCATTACTACGTTTGGAAGCGAATAAAGATTTTCAACGGATCGTGTTACATGGTTACTTCGAGGAGGAAGCCAGTAGATCGGTCTTACTACGAGCGGATCCAGGTATACAGGGCGAAAACGAACAAAAACAAATTAATGATATCATTACCAGCATTGGTGGATTTCATTACTACCTGAATACTATCCATCAGCTTGCTTCTTCCGCTAGAGCGGCAATTAATGCGAACGAGGAAGCACGGGAAGAGATTTTGGGAGAACAGCTCGGCGTGGATGAAGTCTAATGGCTGAGCAAGAACAGAAAGACGAGGTAAAACTCGGTACTTTGACAGATGATGAAGTAATGAATTTGGATCCGGACTCTTTGGAGTCCGATCCTGCCACTGATCCGGAGCCTGGCAAAGGCCAGGATGGATCCGAGGCTGCAGTAGACGACAGAGCAGGTGACAATGATTCGGAGAGTGCAGGTGGTGCTGCTGCCGAGTACAAATCACCCGGTTCTGGCGACGAGGGTGCAGCCACGACCTCTGCCGAAGAGGAGAATCAAGCCGGCACTGATGACTCACCCGCGGGTGACCAGGTACAACAGTCAACGGACGACCAATCCGATGATAAAAGTTCTGGTGATACCGAAGGTACAGAGACGTCATCCGGTAAGATCGACTTTGAGGTAGAGTACAAGAGGCTAATGGCCCCGTTTAAAGCGGCTGGACGTACGATAACCCCGGAAAACCCGGAAGACGTACTACGGTTGATGCAAATGGGGGTAGATTACACCCGAAAGATGGAGTCAATGAAGCCCTATCAGAAGGTGTTAAAGTCTCTTGAACGGAATGAGCTGCTCGACCCTGAGACAGTGAATTTCATGATCGATCTTCAGAAAGGCAACCCTGAAGCGATCACTAAGTTTCTCAAGGACAGGAAGATTGATCCAATAGACCTGGACTTAGAGGACGATGCTTCTTACACGCCCAATGACCACATGCTTGGGGATGAAGACTTAGAGCTGGAAGCAGTATTGGACGATATAAAAGATAGACCTTCGTTCAATCGTACAGCCAAAGTTGTATCCAAAGAATGGGACAAGGCGAGTCAGAAAGTATTGCAAGGCACTCCTTCAATTATTGCGATAATAAGCGATCACATGGAGTCCGGTATTTACGACCAGATAGCCGACCGGGTCGCAAATGATCGAACATTCGGAAAATTGAAGGGCCTGTCTGACCTGGAAGCGTACAAAGCAGTTGGGGATGCAATCCAAGAAGGAGAAGGGTTTCAACGCCTGAATCCGGATGGAACACTCGCAACGCAGCAGACCGACCAGGGACACAGCCAGGATCCAAATGGATCGGATGGGCAATCAGAAGCGGCAGCTCTGGAAGCCCGTAAACGAGCTGCAAGTCCCACGAAGGGAACTGTGAGCGCAGGGAAGCAACATCCGAATTTCTTGGGTAAAGACATCTCAGACGATGAAATTCTCAAGATGGACGTGAACTCCCTGTAATTGTAATTTTACAGGAGTAATACTATGACTCAGCTATACAATGATCCTGCGGGAGGGACAGCATCCAGTGTTGGTTCCCAGATCCGTACGGATTTCTACAAACGCAAAGCGCTAGTCGAGGCTGCCCGAGAACAATATTTCGGTCAGCTGGCTGACGTTACGAGCATGCCCAAGAATATGGGTAAGAAGATCAAGCAGTACCACTATCTGCCGATCCTCCATGATCGCAATGTCAACGAACAGGGTATTGATGCCTCCGGCGTTTCTACCGCTGCCGCTTTTGTTGCTAACGTAACACTTGCCAAGATGGTGATTGAATTCATCGCTCCCGCTGCAGAAGGTGGGATGTACTACTACTTCGAAGGTGTTGAAACTGGTGCCAATACTGGTGCAGCTATCGCTGCTGCAACTGCTGTTGCGGAAGCAAGAGCTTGGGCCTGGGCAATTCAGCAGGGTTATGTAGCTGCTGGTACCGCTAACTATGCCGCGGCAATTGTTATTCTTGATGCTGCTGGTTGGACGACCAATGAAGCCACTGCCGGCGACGAGTACTACAACTTCGGCAACCTTTATGGTTCAAGCAAAGACGTGGGCAACATTGCCTCCAAGATCCCGGCTCTGTCCGAGACTGGTGGACGTGTTAACCGGGTTGGCATGAAGCGTATCGAGCTTGAAGGTACTATTGAGAAGTTCGGCTTCTTCGATGAGTACACCCAGGAAAGCCTGGACTTTGATTCTGATGCTGATTTGCTTATGCATCTCACTACAGAGTCTGTAAAGGCTGCTAACGAAATCACGGAAGATCAGCTGCAGATTGACCTGCTTAACGCTGCTGGTGTAGTTCGTTATTCTGGTAGCGCTACGTCAACTGCAACATTGACTGGTTCAACTGCCGCTGGTAACACTGAAGACGTGTTTACCTACGATGACCTCGTTAAGCTCGGAATTGAGCTTGATCAGAATCGTACTCCGAAGAATACTCGTGTTATCACGGGCTCTCGGATGATTGATACCAAGGTAGTCAACGCTGCTCGTTACGCTTACATCGGTTCCGAACTGCAGCCTTCGCTGATGCGTTTGACTGATTACCACAGCGAGAAGGCGTTCCTTCCCGTTGCTCAGTATGGTGCAGCTACGACTATTGCCCGCGGTGAGTTTGGTGCAGTTGGTGATTTCCGCTTCATCGTTGTTCCAGAAATGATGCATTGGGAAGGCGCTGGTGCAGCTGTCGGTAATACCGCAGACGAAGTATGTGCATGGGGCAGCGATGCTTCAGGTAATGCGAAGTCTAACGTGTACCCGATCCTGGTTATCGGCGACGGTTCCTTCACGACTATCGGTTTCCAAACTGATGGCAAGACTGTGAAGTTCACCATTACCCACAAGAAGCCTGGCAAGGATATCGCTAACCGCGACGATCCGTACGGCGAGATCGGATTCTATTCGATCAAGTGGTACTACGGCTTCATGCTGTTGCGCTCTGAAAGGATCGCAATCCTGAAGACTCTGGCCACTCTCTAAGAGTAGCTAGTTACTCGGGCGCCCCCCGCCAGGGGGGCAGCCCTTTTGCTCTAAATATTGGACTAATCTAAGAGGAATCGTTATGACACAGACACAAGAAACTCCTATTGAGCAGTTATCCCTGCTTGAACAAGCTCGTGCCGAGGCTGACCGCCTGGGAATCAAATATCATCACCGCGCCAAAGCTGAAACAGTGCTGGGTCTCATCGCTTCCCATGATGCTCAGTTGGAAGTAGAAGATACTCCAGCTGTCACACCAGCTTCCCGGGTAGATAGCCCTGGAGTACTAATTACTGACCCATTGGCACAAACCGTAGTGCCAATGACTGCCGAGGAATATCGTGTAGGGCGTGTAGCGAATGATAAGCGCAAAGTAGCGTCTCTCATTCGTTGTCGTATACAGTGCATGAACCCCGCTAAGAAAGAATGGCCAGGAGAGATCTTCTCAGTAGGCTCAGCAAAGCTGGGTACCTTCAAGAAGTTCATTCCGTTTAGCCAAGAGCCTTGGCATATCCCGAAAATTATGTATGATATGCTTATGGAAAAGAAGTGCTCTGTATTTCATACATCTCGTGACGAGCGCGGGAATCAAGTCCGCAAGAGCCGGCTGATTAATGAGTTTGCAATTGAAGTTCTGGAACCACTTACACCACTGGAGTTGTCAGAACTCGGTAGACAACAAGCTCTGGCTGCTGGACAAGGATAAGGAATAAGTAATGGCTAACCCAGTACCCTCGTACCCGCAATATACAAATATGGCTCTTGAAGAAGGGCTGTTTGACCAGTTAATGACGTCGGTCAAGCATCATCTCGACGAAGAGTACAAAGCTAACCGGATACGTGGCGACCTGTATGCACGGACTTACCTTGGGTCTATGGAAGCCGTTATGCAGAACACGACCCAGTACTTACTGGGTCTTCTGCTGATCGATGAAAAGAAATTACAGCTTGATCTGACTAACGCAGCTCAACTGTTCACCAATGAGCAGCTATTGCCTCTGCAGCGGGACAAGCTTGTTGAAGAAATCAACCTACTCCAGGCTCAGATTCTCAAAATCGAAGAAGAGACCTTATTCATTCGTCAGAAGATTGAAACTGAACTTGCTAACGTAGATGGCGCCGGTGTAACGGCTGACAGTCTCCTGGGTAGACAGATGTCTCTGTTACAAGCCCAGAAGTACGGATTCGCTGGAGACATTGAAGCCAAGACGGCGAAACTACATGCTGATTACGCTGCTGTGTACCAATCAGTTCAAGAAGTTACGGCTGCGACCACACTGGATACGACTGCAACAGCGGCCATTGACCTGGCCCTTACCACGGCAGCTACAATCAAGGGTGTTTAAATGCCATGGGCTTGTTTAGCAGTAAGCATGTCTATACTGCTCATGCAGGTGGCAGTCAACTCTTCGACGAAGACACACGTGAAGACACTGTAAAAAGTCTGATGCTTCAGGCCAGTATTGGCGGGCATTCCAGTCTGGCAGAAGCTATTAAGCTTGGCTTACAGACGAACATGTATGCTCGAGCTAAGAAGATGATTAAGTATGCCCTCCGTCCGGATGGGTATGTCTACGGATTACCAGAAACTACACATAATAGCATTCACGTCGAATACGTGGATATCATCGATGCTATTGAGGGCGTAATAGGGGAGCCTATTAAGCTTATCTATGCTAATTGGGGCTTCTTACCGCAGGATTGGATGCTTGTAAACGAGCGTATCGATGCTACTTACCTGGATCCTGCATATTTTCCCTGGCCAATTGGAAATCCTGTTGTTACTGACTGGGAAGAACGCAATCCATCAGTAGAAATACCTGTTGAAGATCCCAGTAATCCTGGTACTTACTATTACGCCACAAATCCGCCTAGTTACGTAGCCGGGCCGGGTTCTCAGTATACTGTCACGTTCAGTTATACGGATTCTGGTGGAAATCCCGCCACATGGGTAGTGCCTCAGACCTATGATCTGTCTCAGTACCAGACTGGTGATTGGGTTTGGGTTACATACGAAACTTTAGCCAACCCAGGTGTTACGCTGTACTTTATTTATCCTATTGGTTCTGGAGCTCTTCCCGGGTTTGAAGATGCAATACAAATCTCTAGTCTGGATTTCCAGTACTTACCTATTGCCGTGCTAATGCACGATCGAGTTTGGTTTGACGAGGAAAATTGGCCTGAATTAGAGGAGACCACGAAGAAACTTCTGAAACGTATTTCTCTGGATCCATACGAGATCAAAGAGGAGTATATTCAAGGAGTTCTTGATGCCATTGCAGATGGAACACGACCTGGTACTGGCGAGTTAGATGATTGGGACTTTTTCATACACTTCTCAGTGCCTATGATCTCGAAGATTAGGGGAAGCCAGGAATACATCTGGCATTTTCTGCAATTTTTGCAAGATGAAGTTGATTGGACGACACGGCAAGATTACGAAACTTTTCTTAATAGTGGTCAAGTAGGTTTACAACCTCAATCAGCTTTTGCGATTACAGAGGGTGTGCCAATAACTGGTTATAAGATCCATTACGCCTGGTCATACATCACAGTTGTCACATATCCAGGACAGTACACGCCCCAAGGTGGTGTGCCAATGTTACCTAAACGTATGCATTCTGATTTGTATGAGTACGGTACTGCTGGATATAGTGATGGAATTATTGAAGTACACGGAACTGGTGCCGCAATAGCAAATTCACAACCTGATGGCCAGTATCATGACTATGTAGTCTTTACCCGTCAGCACTTGGATGAGAACGACGTATACACGTATACCCAGGTGCTTATGATGGCGCCTACGATGATGTATGTGATAAATACCCAAGATGGGATTCAATATGTGGATGCTCCACTGTTTCCAGAAGACCCTGAAGTAGTCTCTGAATGGAAATTTCCGGTAGCAATTGGGTCTATGCGGGATACGTCAACGATGCACCGCGAAGAAATGCTTCAGGATGCTTTAAGTGCCACATCTTTTCTAGTGGAGCACACCAAGGTTAAGTGGTACCAAAAAACCTTCTTTAAATGGCTTATAGTCATTATTGTTATCGTGGTAGCCATATTAACTTATCAATACCAGTTATTAGGCACTATTTCGAACCTGGCAGCCACTGCTTTAGCAGCTGGAGCTACAGGTAGTGCAATTGCTTTATATGCCTTGTATACAGTCATGGTATTTGCCCTGGGATTCCTTATATCCTTCGCTGGAAGCCTCATTGGAGGTAAATGGGGCATGATATTCGTTATTGTTGCTACTCTTTATATGATGGGGGGTAACCCTTTCAGTAACATCGGTGCATCCTGGGGAAACCTTGTGTCAGGCCCGGGTTGGGGCACTGCCATCAGTTTTATTAATGCCGTACAACCAGTCATGGAGATAGGCCAGCTAATTTATCAAGACATTGCACTTGGCAAGTTAGAGGCAGATATGAGAGACTTCATGTTGACTAAAAAAGAAAAGTACCAAGAGCTTCAGGATGCGTGGGATGCATTTGGCCCTGCCCCATCCTGGTTAGATCCAATGGACTTGGTGGCGGCCTTTTCCGCTAGTAAATACATCGAATCACCTGATGGCTTCTTAGCTAGGAGTTTAAATCCTAACCCAGGTGTATTAGGATATGATTTGATTAACGACTTCTCAGAGATTGCACTCTTATTACCAGACAACGGTAACGAGGCAAACGTTTTGGAAATAATGTTCGAGGAAATGGATAAACAACGAGGGATGACCTAATGACAGACGCACAACAGTGGGGTGGTATGAATTATAGTCTGCCTGATCCAGTATTCGGGGCATGGAACAACACCGGGTCACCCCAATCTTGGGGAAGTACGGGTGGCGGAGCCTTTAATGGGACCGGTGGTCAGTTTTTAGAAATGGGCAGGTATCAGAATGGAAACCACTCAACTACACCCTGGGGAGACATGGGAATTGCTGGGAAACTGGGTGTTGTTGGACAAGGTATTGGTGCTTTTACCTCACTCGCCAACTTGTATGGCATGTTCAAGAACCTTGGATTTCAAAAGAAGGCCTTTAAATTTGCACAGGAAGGTACTAAAAGAAATTTTAATGCGAATGCAACTGGATTTAATAATTCTGTCATCCAAAGAGAGAATGCAAATGCAGCTTATGCTGCTGCTAACCCGGGCAGAGACTATAGCGGTATGCAGTCGTATGGCAAAGTAGACAATTGGACATGAGGGGTAAGTAATGGGCGGATTCCTTAATTGGCGTGATACCACAATCTATGATGGTTCCAGGAGTGCCGCTCTTGGAGCCGTTGCTGCTCGGCACGGTGAAGCAGCCCAAACCGGTGCTGCTACATTCGCCGAGCAAATGGACAGACGTGTTGCACGTGAAGATCAATTGCGTTTGAATGCAGCCATTGCTTCTGGCCAAGCTACGTCCGGAGACCGACGTGTTGATGCAAATGCTCTTGCGACTGCTTTTCAAACCAGACAGAAACACGAGAGTGACCAGATAAGCGCTGGTCTTTTACAGGAAGGGCAAGGTTTAATAAATGCCGGACAAGTTACAGAAAATGCTCAATCTGCATTAGACCTTGAACAGGATCCGGAACTACACCGACAGTCCGTGCTGGATAGCAAATCTGGTCGTGCAGCAGATAAGGCAGCCACTCGGAGTAGCAACCTTAGCTCTAAGTTGGATGAATTCAAGTTTAAGAACCTGCAGGAAACAACCGAAAGAGAGACCGATACCCGGGAAGGTGCTATCTCTCTACGCAATGAATTTGAGAGAGCTACTCAGGAAGGTTATGACACCTGGATCTCACAGAATGTCCAACCAGGACAGATACCCACTCCTGTACAGGAACAAGAAGCACGTTTATCCTCACAAGAGCGTATGCAAGGGCCTGAAGGCCGTAGACACATGTTTGAATTCAGTAAAAACCAGGGAATTTCTGAAGACTCGTGGGATATTTCCTGGCACGGTCGTTCTGACACTGCCCGTGAAGTTGCTAATCAAGAACTTGCTTTAGCGGCACGAACTCGTGAGGCTGAACGAAATGCAGATATAGATCGCAATGAAAAAGCTATGTTAGCGGGTAGTTTGAAGTATACCGGTGTAGATCAGAATGGTTTCAGAGTTGCTTTAAGTGATCAAGAGCTAAAAGATCAAGCTATGGGTTCTAGGGATGAGGCCATTTCCAAAATTGGTACTCATTTGAAACGCATTAATTTAAGTCAGTTCCAGAACAGAAAGAATACAGCAGAGCGTGATTTAATTACCGATGCTATGCAAGTGTTTACTAACTCCTCTTCACTGGCCAATGCTATTGAACCATACATTGCATCAGATGGCGATGTGGATGTTGAGGGTTTCTATAAAGTAATAAATGCGTCAAATCGTTTAGCAAGATGGGATATAATTAATGAACGTCGTAAGGCTCGAGGAATGCCTGAAACTCGCACTGAAGAGGAAAGAGAAGCGACTAACGCACCATCTGTATCTGTGGGTGATGACATATACTCTATGCTGATTAATGAAGCCACTGGTGGCATACTCGGTGAAGATAATGTTGCGTCTGTTAAGGATTCCCTCGGGTCGGCATTACCTATTGCCGCTTCTACTGCGGGCCGCAGCGCTATTACTACTGCTGTTAACGCCCCACGCACAATATTTTCCGTTATTAAGGCTTTAACCTCATCTAACGAAGACGAAAACGAACAAACAAAAGAGTAAAACAATATGCCTACTAGTCCCATGTCTGGGTTCGATGCACTTTTAGGGCAGGATATCGCCCTTTCTGATCGTAAAGCCTCAGCTTTGCATGAAGCGACTCAGCGCAAAAATAATCAATTCAATCCACTCAACTACGACAACGTAGAGCATGTGGATGGGGACACCTTTCGCTTTAAAGATAGTGGCAAAACGTTCCGTGCTCAGAACGATCCGAGTAGTACCGTTGACACCTACGAGAAAAGTGAAGAGGTCTATAATAAGTATCCCAACATCTTTAAGAACCACCGCCGTAACTATGCCAAATTGACAGGCCGGTCGGAGTGGACTATTACCCCGGGTGAATTAGCCGAGCGGGGCCGAGTCCAGTCTGAAGACACCCGGCGACGTATGGCTAAAATGGGAGCTGCGGGAGAACTCTCCTTTAAAGTAAATGGTTTCGATAAACACGGGCGTGAATTATTACAACTACAAAATAGTCGCACCGGTGAGAACTTCTTCGCCGATCACTCGGGTCGAGAACAGAATGCGAACTATGACAGTAAATTTAATGCTGGGCAACAGCTGGATGACATCTTCTCTGGAGAACGCGGACGGCATGAAGCATTCACTGGACCGAGGTCTATCAAAGATGCCATAACCGACCAACCTGCAAACTTTGCAGTTGGAGCCGGCCGAATGTTGAATGACATCGGTCAATCAGTCGCTGTAATTACCGGAGTGAATAGTACCGGTGTAGACCGATTCTTTAGCAACAACCGGGATCGCCTGGATCGTGCCAAGAAGCGATTCACCAGTAAAGAAGCTCAAGCTCGAGATCGTCTGGCAGAGAAGAATTCCGCGCGTATGTCAGAGAAGTATGCTCTCAATAAACAAAAGTACATGAATAAAGGCCTCTCAGAGCATGATGCTTCTATACGGGCTGGTATTGATGAATTTGGTTATGGTGTCAGAAGCCTTCTTCAAAACCCAGGTCGCATCCTGGATGCTACAGTCGAGTCACTGCCTTATATGCTGGGCGTTGGTGCCGTCAGTAGAGTAGCTGTCAAGAAAGCAGCTGATGCCGTTGGTAAAAAAGCCTTGGATTATCAAATACGTCGGTCTGGTGGCAAAGTTATTGGTGAGAAACAAGTCAAAGCAAAAATTGGTACGGAATATCGACGGTTTATGAGCTCTGCTGCCGGTAAGAAGTATATGAGCAGGGTCTCCACCGCTACAGGTGTAGGTACAGTCGGTTTAACGGAAGGCTTATCAACCAGTGCATCTGTATACGACTCAATTGTCAGTATGACCGAAGAAGAAGCGATGCAATCTGAGAAATACCAGGCACTGCGCTTCGATGACGGATTGAGTCACCGTGAAGCTTTAAAAGCGCTTGGAGAGGAAGCCTTTAACAACGTAATAATTCCAATGACCGTGCTTGCGGGCGTAGCCTCTTTCGGTACTGGAGCTGCCAGCTTCGAAAGTAAGCTGTTTCACAATTTTGCGGACAAAGCTAAAAAGACTGCAACCAAGACTGCTAAAAAGACTCCTGAGAAGAAGACGATCAAGCAGGCAGTGGGTGGGAAATTAGCCACGGCAGCTAAATTCGTCGGGCCATCTGGCGGTCGAGAGGCTGTGGAAGAGTCAATACAGTCTGGTGGCGGTGAATTCCTATCTCAGCTGGCGAGATTTGATGCCACCGGTGAGGAAGTAGGCCCGGGTATCGGTGCAGCCACTGCGGAAGGTGCCGTGATTGGCTTCGCTTCAGGTGTTGGCATTCAAGGTACCCTGGGTAGCGTGAAGAAGCTGGCCACTGCAGACCCGAAAAAGCTGCTGAAAGCGGGCGTAGATCTTAAAGAGAAGTCTGTTGCTGTGCCGGTCGTTAATCCCAAGGATAACGTCGCTGGAGGTTCCACTTCCAAACTGCAGAAAGACATAGCGGATGCCCCCAATTACGATCCTATCAAAGAATTCGATTTAACTGCGCAGGCAATCGTTTCCCCAGAGTTGGAAGCAAGTAATATTGCGAATGCAATGGGCGAGCTGGATGGGCATAGAGATAAAGCCAATGCTAGTACTACTCACCTCACTGCTGAGCAAGAAAAGGTCTACGACGCTCTTAATGAACTGTTCAAGGAACATCTGGCAACTGCGATGGATGACATCCGGGCTAAAAAGGATGAAGACATCGATGCACAGGATGTTGCTGTAGCCGTTGCTGCTGCAAGGAAGGGGGTGATTAAGGAATCTGATGAGGATCTACCTGACATAATAAAAGGTATATTTGAAGAGTCGGTAGCTATTTCGAATCTTATGGAAGAAGCCAAGGCTATCACGAGGGAGCAGGTAGAAGCTGCTCCTTCAGAGAAAGCCAAAATTCTAATGCGTGACGTATACCAGAACAAATTTGGTGATGTGTTCAAAGGTCTCAATGGCAAGTCTGGATTAGGGTGGTTTGAGCGTGAGTTAAGTGAAATCATGTCCAATCCGGACAAGAACGTCCGAGATGCTGAATTTGTTAAGCTTAGGAATGATCTGCAGATCTTTGTTGACGGCCAACAGAAGAAACTTGATACAGCTCGTGAAGTGTTGGAAACAGGTAAAGGCAAGGGACGTATAAAATTTAAAGCTTCCAATGCTGCTGGCGTAGGCGGCACAGCGGATTTAGTCAAGACATTGGCCCGGGAACAGGCCTTAATTGATGAAATGTTCGAAAGATTGCAAAAGCGCCATAATATGTGGATTGGAAGGGTAGTTCAGGAGGTCGCTCCAGTTGCTGAGACGGCTACACCTGCTGCTAACGAACCCGTGTCTACAGCGGGTCAGCCAATGACGGTTTATAACGAAGCTGGTAAGCCTGTACAAGCAAAATTCCTGGAACGGAGCGAAAATGGATCAGTTGCAGTAGAGATTGGTGGAGAAAGGGTACTCCTCGGCTTTGCCTATACAGAAAGCAACCCTGCTGAAGCAGGCACTATAAATACAGGAACCACCAGTGAAACAAAAACTGCAGACCTGACGGTAAGTAATCTGCAAGTACGGTTAAAACGGCACCAAGAAAAGCTGAAAAAACTGCGTAAAGCAAAACAAGATGGCACTGGAGAAGCTTCAGCTATTAAGAGAAACATTACTACTATACGTGCTGAGCTTAAACGTAGGGCTGAGACGTCCTCAGCTGCCCCCAGTGCTGCTCAAACACGTTCTGCGACAGAGAGTGCTCCTGAGAGTACTTCGGCTCCACAAGGAGAGACTAAGGCCGCTAAAACGGTTAAAGCTGCCAAGGCTGCTAAGGCTGCAAAAGCCGCTAAAGCTGCGAAGACTGCCGAAACGGCTGCTCCTGTTGTACATAAAGGTGTAAGAAATGCGATAGAGTCTCTACAAAATGTAGACTTTGGCCAGGATAAGCGTAGGAAGATTGCGACTGTTATGAAAACAGCAGTTAAAGCTGGTGATCAAGTTGCTATAGACCAGTTGGTCGCTCTTAATAAAGAGAATAACGAAGATATTAAGGCACATGACCGGTATCTTGCTAAAGTCAAAAAGGAAGAATCTACCAAGGTGGCCGAACCCACTGCTCCAGTCACTGATCTTAGTGCGGTAGTAGCGGGTGACACTGTCACGTCTAACAGCGATAGAGTGTTCCGTGTTGTCGAGAAGAAGGGCCAAACAGGTACCAAGTCTGGACTCAGTCTATACCTACAGGAATTGAACCCCTCTACTGGCGAAGATATCGGCCCCGTCAAGACAATACAGAAGGCTCATTTGGTACAAGACACAACGGCTACCCCAGTGGCCAGTACACCCGCCGTCGCAGC